TGCCGGCACCGTCGAGCCGTCAGGTGTGAACGCGCCGGGCGTGCCGGCGGTGACACCAGTCGGTGGCTCGGGCGGAGGTGGCTCCGGTGGTGCCCACAGCGACGGCGGGTACGACTCGGAGTAGATCTCCTCGAGGCGGCGGGTGTCGCTCACGGCGCGAGGTGGATGGCCCCGTTGGCGATCGGGCGGAACCCGGCGGTGGCGGCGGCGACGGCGACCTGACGGCCGAGCACCGACGGCTCGACGGCTTCGAGCACCGGGAACCGGTAGATGTAGCCCTCCATCACCATCGAGTTGCCGACCCAGAACGTGTTGTCGGTGATCGCCGGGGTGACGACGGCGCGCAGCCCGGCGACACCCATCCCGAAGTCGGTGGCCGTCGCGTTGCCCGGGGCGTTGGATGGGGCGAGCGTCGGGAACAGCGGGCGTCCAGCGAGGTCGGTGAGCCCGCCGAGCCGTGCCCAGCCGGTCGGTCCCATCACGATCCACGTCGCCAACGAGCCGGTGGCTGCGTAGACGGCGGCGGAGGCTTCGAAGATCGCCGCCAGGATTGCCGGCGCGTCGGCGTCCGCGGCGAGGGTCACCTTGCCGGTCGACAGGATCATTTCGGCGACCAGCGAGTTGTCGATGGCGTTGCCGAGCCGGCGCAGCAGGTGCGACACGATCAGGTCGAGCGAGCCTGGCTGCAGCGAGATCAACTGCTGCGAGATGTTCAGGTACGTGCCGACCGTGCCCAGCGAGATCGGGTCGGCGGTGACGTTGAACGCCTTCGACGGCAGCTCACCCTTCTCGAAGCCGGCGGTGGCGCCGTCGCCTTGATCGCCGACGGACGTGGCGAAGTCGGGATCAACGATCCGCGGTCGCATGAAGTGCAGCGCCGACGGGGACTCGACGAGTCCGAGCGCCGTGGCGAACGGCATCCCTCGTGGGTACGGGTCGATGATCGCCCCGATGACCGGCTTGACGACTAGGCCGCCGAGGTCGCCGGCGACCGGCACCGTGTTGGTCTTGTCGGTGCCCATGTGCTCGGCGGCCCGGTTCATCGCCTGCCGCATCCGGGTCGACGAGTCCGGGTCGCCGAGATGCAGCAGGTCGTACAACACCTGACCGGCCCGGTCATAGGCGGGGGATGGCGTCACCGAGCGGGTCACCCGGGCGAGACGGTTGCGGGCCTCGTCGGTCATCGCCAGGTTGTCGCCGATCAGCTCCAGCTGGACGTCGACCGCCGCGACGCGGTCCTTGGCGGCCTGGATCGCTGCGCGTTCGTCGTCGGACAGGTCGCGGTTCTGATCGAGGGCGACCTGCTTGAGCGTCTCGACCATGCGCTCCTTGGCGTCGCGGTCGAGCAGCAGCCGTTCGACCATCGGATCGGGTGCCAACGTGGTGGACACAGTGCCTCCAGGGACGGATCCAGGAACCACAGGCGGGTTCGGTGGGTTCTCCGTCGGGGCGGAGGCGTCACCTGGCGTGACCCGGCAGGCTCCACCTGGCGCCCCGGAGGGCCGGCGGGCTCTACCTGGCAGTCACCGGCGAGCTCTCGGGCTCTCCCTCGACGTGCTCAGTTGGCGCCAGTGTGGCCCGCCGGCTGTGTCCAACGCAAGCCTTTCGCCCGCGACTCGGCGAGCCAGCGGTCGAGCTCGGCGACCTCGCGCCGTGATGCTTCGGTGGCTTCGGCCTCAAGCAGGTCGAGGGCGCGGTCCTCGCGCACGGCGAGCACCTTGGCTGTCGGGTAGGCGCCGGTCGGGACGAGCGCGACGTGGCGGATGATCGCTCGCAGCCGGGTGACGATCCCGTCGATGGTCCGTGACCCGCCACGGGCGATCGGATGGAAGCGCACCGACAGGCCGTCGATGCCGTCGTCGTACATCTGGCGGACATCACGCACATGCGGATCACGAACCCGGAACGTGCCGTACAGGCCGTCGTCGGCCCGGTCCAATTCCAGGGCGTAGCCGATCGGGCTGCCATCGTGACGGTCCTGCAGGGTGACCGAGCGGATGATGCCTCGGTTCGTCGCCCCGTAGTCGAGCTGCTCGTCGAAAGCGTGCCGGTCGAACTGCTCAAGGTACGGGCGGGGTTCGACGTCGTCGAACACCCGCGCCGGCTCGTTCCACGGCACGACCTTGCCGTGCAGCGTGTGCTCGTCGACAAGCTCGACGGGACCTGCCATCGCCCGGTCCAGTTCCATCGTCATCCCCTCACTGAGCCGATCAGCCCCTCGATCCCACCACCCGGGTCCACGTCCGCTTCGTGCGGCGCCCATCGTTCGAACTCGCGGATCTCGTCGACCTCAAGCGCCCGGCCGCCGTCGTCGCCGACGATGCCGTGCAGCGTGGCGTAGGCCCGGGCCCGCTCCTCAAGCGGCGGCTGTGTGTAGCGGTCCGGGTTGAACTCGATGTGGGACCCGCGGGGCAGCAGCCATTGCGACATCGCCCCGGACATCGACTCGGCGGCGGTGCGTAGCGTCGCCCGCCAGTGCCAGTCCGCCAGCATCAGCGTCGACTGGTAGGTGAGCCCATTGTTCTGCGGCAAGTTGACGAGCACGGCTGGCACACCCATCGCCGCGGCGATCATCTCCAGGTCGAACCACAACAGGTCGAGCAGGGCGAGGTCCTTGGGCGACATCGTCAACGTCTCGAACTCGAGCCCGCCCGACAGCACCGCCGGCGCGCCCGCCGAGTGGTAGCGGGCCGTCATCCATTGGCCCTGCAGATCAGCCGACTGGGCGGCGGTGAGCTCATCGGGATGCTTGAGCACCGCCCACACGCCGTAGCGGGCGATGTTCTCGGCGTAACGGTTCAAGGTTGCCGCCGACATCAGGTTGCCCCATGCCCAGCGCAGCGGCCCGATGCCCCGCCGCTGGAGGGTGCCGGGCAGCTGCTGGTAGGGGATGTGGCAGATGTCGGCTCTGGCGAGCGGATCGCCGTGATCGTCGTGGCCGAGGTACCAGTTGCCTTCGTCGTCGACGAACACCTGCGACGGGTTGAGGGCGACGAACCGGGCCGGCCAGCCGTCGGCGAAGCGGCCCGTCGCCCACAGGATCGCTTCGCCGGCGAGGTAGTAGCTGTTCGACAGCGCCTTCATGAACGCGGTCCAGTCCGAGTACAGCTCCGGTTCGGGCGACGAGTACCACGACGGCAGTGAGCTCGGTCGACGGTTGTTGACGGCGTAGGCGGGGAAGCTGGCGAGCTGGCGTCCGTTGAGGTCGGCGCAGGTCATTGCTGTGGACACGCGACGCATGTAGCCGCCCGGGTTCTGACGGCCGTAGCCGAACCCTGACCATTCGCCGCCACCGCCGCTGAACTCCTCCATCGGCGGCGTCGCCCAGACCCCACCGGCGTCGATGGTGTCGGCTGCGGGCCATCCAGACCATGCCGACGCCGGCAGCACGAAGTTGCCGGGCGCGTTCGTCGACGAGGTCGGTCCGACCGACTGCGGTGGATCGTTCGGCCCGGCCAGGTTGGCGTTCGGTGGGACCTCGCGCGGGTCGGCCCTGTCACGCGGTGCGTAGCGGCCCGACGGAGGCGGGCGGTCGAGCATCGGACGCAAAGGGTACGCCTCGCGGTTGCTTGGCGCTAGCACCGCGCTTGCGGCGGGTCAGCTGACTGCAGCGATAGGAGCGAAGTCGATCGGCTCGCCGGTTCGTTCGAGCATCGGGAGCCGCCCGGTGAGCTGCTGCCAGCGGGCGCAGGCGACGTCGACGTAGGCGGGCTCGAGCTCCATCGCCGCGCAGCGCCGACCGGTCACCTCAGCGGCGGCGATCGCCGTGCCCGACCCGCTGAACGGCTCGTACGCCCACTCGCCGGTGCGCAGGTGCCACGTGTACGGGTCGGTGTACAGCTGCACGGGCTTGATCGTCGGGTGTTCGACGTTGGCCGAGGCGTTGGCGAGGTGCCACACGTTCGTGGCGTTCGACGGCGGCCGGCGCCGGGTCGGTGGCCGATCGCCCTCACGCCAGCCGTACGCGCACGGCTCGGATTGCCACATGAAGTCCGAGCGGGTCAACACGGGGCGGTTCTTGACCCAGAGCAGCGTCTGGTGCCACAGCAGCCCGTTGGCCCGCCACGCGTCGGCGACCAGGGTGCGACGAAGATCGGCGTGCCACTGGTACACCGGCGCCTCGGCTGCAAGCCGCTTGAGAGCTTCGGCCAGGAAGCGACCGAAGAGGTCTGACGCCTGATCGGGGTCCCGGTAGGTGTCCCATTCCTTGTCCTTGATGACGGCGTTGTTGACCTTGGACTGCGGGTGGTTCTGGCCGGTGTAGTCGACGAGGTACGGCGGGTCGGTGACCATCGCCAGCGGCGTGATCCCGTCGAGCAGGCGGGCGACGTCGTCACCGTTCGTCGAGTCGCCGCACAGCAGGCGGTGCCCACCAAGGATCCACAGATCACCGGGCTGACTGCGCGGCGTCGCCGGCGGCTCGGGGATGGCATCGGGATCGCCCGGCGTGGCCCAGCGGTCGAGCAGCTTGGCGAGGTCGGCGGCGTCGTAGCCGGTGCCAGCGAGCCCGTCGTCGAGGGCGGCCAGGTCCTCGAGCAAGCGGGCGAGCTCGCGCTCGTCGTAGCCGGCGTCGTCGTTGGTGCGGTTGTCGACGAGCAGCAGCCGCCGGGCCTGGTCGTCGTCGACGTCGACGAGCAGCACCGGCAGGTGCGTGTCGCCACGGCGCCGGGCGACACGGGTGCGGTGGTTACCGGCGATGATCCGCCGGGTCGACGCCTGCACCAGCACCGCCCCGTAGAACCCGTGCGCAGCCATCGACGCCTCGATCGCCTCCTCGTCGCCGCGGCGCGGGTTGTCGGGGTGCTCGACGAGCTCGTCGATCGGGAACGTCGGCTCGTAGCGCTGGGCGATGGTCGGCACGGCAGGCTCCTAGTGGATGGCGGGGCGGGCGGGGACGGGTGCAGAGACGATGCCCCAGCGGGCGTTGGTGGCGGCAGTGAGCGGAGTGATGTCGGCACCGGCGCGGCGCTGCCACACCCAGGCGTCACCGACCGGCCGCTTGGTCGCCGCGGCGACGGCAGAGTCGAGGCGGTAGTCGCCGCGGTGGGTCAGCTGGCCACGGGGCACGGCGTCGTGGAAGCTGCCGCACGCCCGGGCGAACTCGGGCAGGGCGATCTGGCGCACCTTCACCCGGGCCCGCTCGAACGCCGGCAACGCCGACCCGGCCGGCGAGGCCCGATCGATGACGACGGTCGCCTTCCAGCGTTTGGCGACCTCGACGGCACGCTCGATCACCCGGAACAGGTCCGAGCTCGACTCGATCACCTCGAGCGGGGTGCGCCCGTCGACGTCGCCGGCGATGACGACGGTGCCGCGATCGCGCTCCGGGGTGAAGTCGAGCGACAGCGCGACCTTCTCGCCGGGCACGTCATCGGAGCGGCACGCGGCCCAGGCGACCGGGTCGATGCCGACGATGCCGATTGGGTCGGCCCACAGGTTGAGATGCTCACGCCGGAACGTCGCCTCGTCCATCGTCACCAGGTCGGCGGCGAGCGCCCGCGACACCGCACCGTGCGGCTCGTCGAGCGACGGGTTGGCCTCACGCCACACCAGCGGGTCCGTGATGTCGCAGTCCTCGGCCGGCGCCCACTCAAGCCAGCACAGCGGCGAGTGCGGATCGGCGACGGCGTCGCGGCCGGTGTCGGTCATCCGCCGCCACAGCGCCGAGCGATAGCTGCCGGCGTTGGACAGCAGCCAGATCTGCGCGAAGCGGCGTGCCGACATCGCACCGCCGAGCGCGCCGAGGATCATCTCGGACTCATGCGCCCACGCCTCGTCGACGATCGCCAGGTCGATCGCCAGGCCCTTGCCCGCCTTCTCGCCGGGCGTGACGATCATGTACCGCGCCCCGTTGAGCATCGTCAGACACTCGCGGCCGTTGGCCCGCACCGGGTCGCCCGCCACCTTGTGCCGGAACGGCGTCGACATCAGCAGCGAGACGTGCTCCTCCCACTTGAACCGGGCGAGGTTGCGGTCCTGGGCGGTGTAGGCGACCGTCGACCCGGCGGCCATCAGCTGCATCGCGATGCGGGCGCAGACGAGCGTCGTCTTGCCGTTCTGGCGGGCCACGCCGATGCCGACGGTGCGGTAGTACGGCTCCTTGGTGCGCCGGTCGATCTCCAGCGACACGTCACCCGAGTAGCGCTGCCACGGGTGGAACCGCCAGCCGAGCAGTTGGGCGACCTCGCCGAGCAGCGGGCCACGGGTCGCTCGGTCCGCGCGCCGCGGCGTGCCCCACCTAGGCGGTACCGGTGAGCTCACGGCTGATCCGCTCCCACGGATCGTCCGTCGGCGGGCCCATGCCCGGCAGGTGCTCGGGCATCACGCCCTGCAGCTCCTCGACCGAGGTGAGCAGCGTTTCCCGTTCGAGGCGGGCGCCGAGCTCGAGCAGCCGGGCCGCGGCGTAGGCGGGGATGTCCTCGGGCTTGACCTGCTGCAGCGCGGCGAGCGCCTTGGCCATCGCTACCCGGCCAGCGCGCTGGTGCGTGTCGTGCATCGTGCGGATGGCGTCGAGCCGGCGCTGGTCGTCGAGGTGGTGCGTGGCGTCGTCCCACGCCGTCGCCCGAGCGTGCCAGTCCCACGTCGACGACCAGTCCTCGACGGTGCGCCGGCGCACGCCGGGGACCACGGCGAGAGTGCGGAGCGGACCGGCGTCGCGGAACACCCGAAACGCCGCGTAGGCGCGGCCGGTCTCACCGTCGCGGCGGTCCCACGCCGAGCGCTCGCTCACCACGACCTCGACGCCGCCGGTGCCATCCGCAGCGGCCGCACCCGGCGGCCCATGCGCACGTTGGCGACCCGCCAGCGGCCAGCCTTCAGGTTGCACGGCAGGCGCGCCGGCACACGCCGGCAGCAGCCCGAGCCCTCGACATGACGGTGCAGGGCGAGCGCCGGCTGATGGTCGAGCGA